CCATGGCTGTGCACTTGGCGGGGGTGGTATGTAACGAGGATCATCAGGATCGACCCTAGGCCCGGCAGTCCCATAAGGATACTCGCCATACCCCGGGCCGCCCAAGGTTCCAACTTGCAGCTCCTCCTCCACGGCAGGAGGGACTTGAAATGGCTGAACGCTAAAAGGGCCTTGAAATGCCGTCCCGTAACCTGCCATCAGAATACTCCTTCAAACCGCTGCGGCCGAGCTATGGGGCTAAACTTTTTAATAGCCCCGGCGCTAGATTTTTTCATCCCCTTACGCTTACTCGTAGCGGCATCGGGCGCTCCATTCTGGACGCCCCGCTTATTACCGCGGCGCTTTTGCGAAGGCACTTTAGTACCCCATGTGGTACAGGCCTCGTGTCGCCGCACCATTACCACGGGTCTTTCTTTTACGGGGAGTGTTGTCAAAATCCGTAAGACCACCTGCCGCAGGGGCAGGCGCTGTCTTCCCATAAGGAATGCGGCCCTGACCTTTAATATCGGCGTAACCAACCGCCTTGGGCGGCTTGCTAGGGGAGGACCCCCGTACTTTTACCTTTCTATTCTTCATCCTGAATCTCCTCAATTCTCTCGTTTAAGAATTTCTCTTTCCATGGCGGCTTGGATACGAGCCGCGGTTTGCCGCTCTTGTGCGGCAAGCCGCTCATCAAATTGTTCCGAGCGCATTTCTTGGTTCTGCCCGTCCAACTGAAGCTTGGCTTTGTCAATCTGGTTGTCCGCCGCATCACCTTCGGCCTTAACCTGAATCTCCTTCTCCTTCAATTGGATCAGAGGATCAGGGGCACCCTCGCCAGATAATTCACCAGCCAAGGCTTTCGCGCCTTGCAGACCTTCCGCAATAAGCTGCGCGGTCATGCGCTCTACTTCAAGCATCTGTTCTTCGTCAGCGGGCTGACCACCGGCCTGCTGCACCTGCTCCAAGTAAGAAATAGCCGCTTGCTCTCGTGCCGCAATTTGGATGTGTTCCAGAACATGCTTTTGAACCGTCATCGCTACCGGAGGCATACCGCCCACACTAGAACTTGTACCAAAAATCAAGTGGGTCTTAATGTGCGCCTCGTGGTCTTGCCCTTCAAAGGCCTTAAGCGGCAACATGTCTAACGCGTTGATGCTCTCTTGCGCCGGATCGATAGGCTGCGGCTCCTCCACAGGGACAGCCTTCATTATACGATCTACGTCAGTAACCCCCAGCGCATCGTACATGTCCCGGTAAACTTCGTGAAGATTATGTATCTCCGGGGCTTGGGCCGCGAGCTGCATCTTAGTCTGAGCCAGCATAATACGCTGTGCTTGACTAAATACATTGGGATTACTAACCGGAATAACGTCAACGCGGTCGTCAAAATCCTCCCGCATAATCGTTTCATCGCCACCGGGAACCGAGTACGGGTACTCCTGCGGCAAACTCTCCGACATCACTCGCGCTAGAATCTTAAATTCCTGACGCATCGCATAGTGCAGCCGCTTATGGACCGCGCTCATGACTCGTGCGCCTTGCTCCAACATCGCCATCGTAGTACCAACCGCCGCCTGTTGGTTACCGTCCCCTACCTTAAGATCAGTAATCGTGGCAAACCGTTGGGCAGCATCAACCACAAAACCCAGCAGTTGGAACAATGTCTGGTCAGGACCCTTAAAGGGTAAAGGCATCAGGCTGTCGCGAATTGCCCCACCGGGCGCGTCCACATCTCGGAACTCCCCGGGCTGTAGCGGCTCGTCGTCATCCCTGATCCGTAGCCCGCGGGCCTTGAAACCAGCAGGAAGGTTGGCCAGCGTACCCGCATCAATCAACTGCCGAAGTGCAGACGTCGCGGTCCGGGACAGACCCCCAATAGTGTGGATCAAACCTAGCCCATAGAAGCCGAAGCCGGGTAAAAACTTGTAATGCGTGAAGTAACTGATCTTCTTACGGTGCTCGTCCTCTTCGAGATAGTTACGCCGAATAGACAAAACCTGCCCATTGTCCTCGGAAATAGTGACGATATAAGGGATCTTAATGCCCGTAACCTCGTCGTCTACGTCAATATCTTCGTAGCCCTCTAGGTCCAGATCAACATGACACTCTAATATAGTGCAGTCATAATCGATCTGATTGGGGTCCACCCCACCAAGTCGATCCATCTCGCCCGTAAGCGAAGTCAATTCCTTCTGTGCCGGGATAACTTCAACGTCTAAGTACACCCCCGCGACCTGCCGCTTACGCAAATCGTTTAACGACATGCGAACGACTTGGGTAATGTTGGGGCATGACGCGAGGTCCGTGGTCTCATACGGAACCACTAAGTTCTCCGCAGGGACAAACTTGGACACTGCCCGGTCTAACGTCTCGTCATAATAGGTTTTTTTGAAGGTGGAACCCGCCAACGGCAAGAAGAACAACATCTGATCCATGTCTGGCGTGTATTCTTCCATGACATTAGTGATGTAATAATTCATGAACTGCTTAACACGATGCGCTTGCTGGGTCTTAGCCCCAGTGGTTTTCCCCATCACAACAGTACGCACAGGGCCCGAAGGAGGGAGCAACTCGTTAAAGGCCTGCGCTTGGAATTGAGTCGCCGCTTCCGCCAATAAAGGATGAGTAACACCGGAGGCCCCACGGAAGGGCTGGGTGCGCTCTTCGTAGTTGAAGCCCAACAGCCCAAGGCCCTCGGAATACGCCTCTTCCCAATCTTGGCGGCTCGCCTTGTTAGCATCAAACTCGCCCAGCAACTCAGACGATATGCGACTCAGCTCACGGTCCGGAATCTCTTCCGCGAGGTTCGCACCAAACTCAAGGCTCTCGCCCCGTTGGTCCGTCGGGTCAAAATCAACAACCACGCCGCCGTCATCTTCGGAAATGATCTCGATGCCTTCCACATCTTCGGCACCAAGCATCGCCATAACGTCGTTCTGCGAATCGGGCAGCTCTAGCTCAACCTCAGCCGCCATGTCCTCCATGCTCATCTGAGAGGGGACGTTCCTATCCATCAACCCCGCATTTGTTTTTCCGATTGCCATGAACGCTCCTAATTATCAGGTATGAAATAACCGGAATTGTCGCGAGGGAAGTATAAATCAGGACCGTCTGCCGGACCCTTAAAGTTTTTACTCCATCGAGGCTTTTCAGCAGGGGGCCCCTGCTCATCCGGCTTTCTTCCTAGAATTATATTTAACTGCGCAAAGATACTCGAATCTACCATTTGGGTAATCTGGGATGAAGTGGCGTCTATGCCCGCCCTCTTGAAAATATCAATCCCTACCGCGTTGTTCCGCTTGTCCATCCGCGCATGAGCGCGATTACTAAAAAATTCCCCCAAATTCCCTACTGTTCGGGCAGTCTCCGGGCCATAACCGCGTGCCGTGAGCGCCGAACCAAGCATGTGGGCTCGGGTGTCTTCTAACTCTTGCGGGGTCGGCATGTCTTTTCGAGGACGAGAGTGCCGAGTTTTGCCAGAAACAGGGTCAATGCCCTCGCTGCCATCCGGCAACCTCGCAGTAGGGTAGTCGTAATCCGACGCCAATGCCTCAAAAAAAGTTGGCCCTTCCGGATAATAAGCCTCGCGGTTATCTGAGCCAGTTCGACCAGACGCCCGTATTTCATCCTGCATACTTGGGCTAACTGGTAACGGGATTCCCTCCGGAGGGTCCGACCAAACCATGTCCGCGAAAAACGACCCAAGACCTTGCTCCGCATACTCCTGCTCCTCCTCGTCGTCGACGGACGGCTCTAACATAACCGTAGCGCCACCGTTCTCATAGTGAGATACCAAACCGCCTGCCCCAAAATCTCGGGGCCGCGGATACCTTTCGCGTAGGATTTCTACGCTGGAATTCTCATCCTGCCATCCTTTAAAGGAATCATTTTCGGCCATGGGGGAGACCTGAATCGTATTCTCAATAATACACCCTAACCTTATCAGAGTCCTCTCCCTCGTCAAAATCGTCCGAGGGCAACCGGACAAAATTGCCTTGACGGTAACGCATAAGAGCCTGCGTCATGCTATCAACCAAATCGTCAAACTCCCCGTTAGGAAAAGACGCAACTTCCTCTACCAACTCGTCCGCCCAAGTCTCATCAGGAACCCAAACCATCCCCGCTTCAAACAACGGAGACACACTGTGAACCCGCGTTACCTTGTCGTTACCACGACTCGGAGTGAAATTTACCACCGGTATGCCCTGCGCACGCAATTCTTGCGTCAATGGCGTGCCAGTCGCCTTCGCTTCAATAATGACAGTGTCCGGCTCCCAAAAATTGTAAAGCTCTAAGGCCAGAGACTTCAACTCAGGGAAATCCCACCGACCCTTCTTACTATCCAACAAAATTAAGTTGGGACCACTACCACCCTCATCAGGGTAAAATACACCCCACGTCGTAATCGCACTGTAATCCGCCGTCTCCTTCTTGGAAAAAGCCGTGTCGTAACTCTGGATCACAAACTCTAACTGGGGAACCTTGGGGTTCTCCCACAAACGCCACCACTCACGCTTAATAATCGCACTCTCTTCACCCGTAGGATTCTGCTGGTACTGAGCGTTCCACTTGGCCGCCGGTATCGATGCGCGGACCGCGATTAAATCCTCAAGACCCCAATACTCCGGCCAACACGGCGTCCCGTCCTGAAAAATAGCCGGTAACTCCACAACCTCCCATTGATCCGCTAATGGGTCCTTGGCCATGGCCCGTAATAACTGACCCGTCATGTCCTTCTCAGACCAACGCGTCTGTACAATAACGATGGCCCCACCGGGCTGCAATCTCTGCCGCGGCCCACCCGTGTACCAATCCCACGCATCATCAAAACCCGCCGCGGACATCGCCGTCTGCTCCGAGTGAGGATCGTCAATAATGATCAAATCCCCACCACGACCCGCTAAGTTCGACCCAACGCCCACGGCATAGTACATACCGCCCGCGCTCGTGTCCCAACGGCCCGAGGCCTTACTGTCCGCCGACAACTTTACGCGGGGAAATATAGTTTTGTAATCGTCCGAGTCCAAAAGGTTCTTCGTCTTACGCCCGAAATTTACCGCCAACTCCGTCGTGTGCGTCGCCTGAATGATCTTCATCTTCGGATTCTTGCCCATCATCCACGCCGGAAAGAGAAAAGACGCAAACTCACTCTTCGTGTGCCGCGGGGCCATGTTGATGATCAACCTCTTCAGCTCGCCGCTCGCGACCCTTTCTAACTTCTCCGCGATGATCTTGTGATGCCTCCCGGAAATGAACTCTGGCCACATCACGTCTACGAAATTTAAAAAATTATTTTGGCACTTCTCGTTTTTCTCAAGATGCGCTAACCGCAGCTCAAGCTTCAGTTCTTTCTCTTCGGCAGCGGGGCTGATGGCTCTGTTCATAGGGGACCCTGTGACTTCTGTTGAGCGATTTTATGATGTTTCACGTGGAACATCCGCGCAAACGGAGCACCCATTATATGCGACATTACCCGCTTATATAAGACAGTTAAGGCCCGTTGAAAAATACTGATGAGTATTTGAGAGAAACATGGCACTAGCACTCGTGAGCCGCGGCGGGGGCCGCGACGCGCTGGTCGCGGTTTTTGGCCGCCTGCGGTGGCCGTTTGACCCGATACGCGGGGGACCCGGGGGAAGCTGGGACCGGGAAGCTGGGACCGGGAAGCTGGGAGCTGGGAGCTGGGAGCTGGGCCGGTGGCCAGTTGTCACGGTCCACGGTCCACGGTCCACGGTCCACCCGGCCCACGGATCGGGGGCCGTGAGTTTGGGGCGCGGGACACGGC